ATGCCTATTTCTTCTTTAGGTCTCATTTAGTCATTAACTCTAGTGCGTTGTCTAGTGCTGGCTTTGTAAGTCGCAAATCATCATCCCCTGCCTCATCTGCATCCAATAACTGCTGAGTGTCTAAGGTGTGATGGAATTGTCTTATGTTACCTGTACAATTAGTTACAGAACCTATTACCGTTAAATCACCTGTAACATCTAAATTACTTACATCTCCTACTATCTCAAATCCACCGCCAGCAGATTCAGGAATGTTAGTTGGAGTTTTTGTAGAATCTCCTGTCACTGTTGTGTTTCCTGTTGTAAGTGTAGAGGTAGATGACATTGTCCAAGTATCTGATGCACCTGTGTAAAAATTTAAGGTAGAATTTCTTAAATCTAAAGTACCTCCGTTTACATCTGTATTTTTTACATTTATTGTATTAGTATTAGCATTGAAGGTTGCTCCTGCATCTACTTGTAACTCTGTTGTAAGTGTAAGGTTTCCTGTGGCTTTTGTAGTTCCTCCGTTACCTTCAGCTCTAATAAATTTTGTGGTTACAGCAGGTATTTCAATAGTCCCTGATGTATGTGTACATCTAATACTATTCAATCCTGTAAGGTCTGCTGAACCTCCAAAAGAGAATGCTCCACCATTACTTACAAAATCATTAGTCATGTACAAAGGCACAGAAGTAGAAGATAATGTTCCATTTATTGTAACATTGTGAGTTGGCATAAAAGGTGAACCTGAATCAGAACCTACACATTCTATATCTGTAGTAGAACCTGCATTTACAGTAAGAGCGTAAATAACTTCTCCTGCTGACGTAAATATTTTTTGTGAACCAGACTTAGCCATTGTAAGCGTAGAAGTGCCAAAGGTAAATGTTCCTGCTCCTGCCCATAGACTTGCACCCTGTGAAGATGCCGAATTATCACCGTCTCTTGCAGATAAACTATTACCAACATTAGCATTAGCAGAATCTCCTGTACCTTCGTTAAATCTCCAATTCTGCACTAATCCATCACCCGAAGATACTTCACTAAACATATTAGCTCTAATTTCTGCCTCAGTCCTTACATCATCCCATATTCTAACTTCATCAATACTTCCTGTGAATCCATTAGCGTAAGTGCCTACGTTTGCTCCAACGTTAATTACTCTATCATCTGTGTTGTCCATTGGTTTTGAAATGTCACCTTGATTTTCTAATTTACCATCTACATATATTTTTACTGTAGTGCTATCATAAGTACAAGCAACGTGATGCCATTTACCATCGTTAAGGCTTAAACCATTTGTTCGGACTTGTCCTGAACTGCCACTGTTACTGTAAATTAACATCTGCACATCATCAGTATCAATGTTAAACCAAACTCTGTTGTTGTTATTACTTGCTGTTTTTAATTCTACAAATACTTCATTTCCTGAAACTCCAGAATCACGTTTCATCCATCCCTCTATAGTCCAAGCTGAGTTTGTCCCTACTGCTACTGCCGCTACTGTAGAGTAATGTTGGTCTGTTCCGTCTAATGTAATAGCACTTTCACCTATAAGACCACCACTGGTAGTAAAATCTCCTGATAATGTAAGTGTATCATCTGAACCATCTAATGTGCCTCCTGTTGCAACCGTTAAATTACCACATTTGTTATTAGTTCCATTTATACTTCTGTAAGTTCCTGTTCCGACAATAATATTACCTGCATAATGTCCTGAATTATTCCAATCACAACTTGTCGTTCCATTGTTAATTAAAATATTTGTTGTAGAATCTCCAGTAAAAGTAGAATCATTAAAGCTCATATTCTCTCCGCCTGAACTTCCTGTAACAATAAATGAAGCTCCAGCTTCTCCTGTATAAGTTCCACTATCAATATTTATTCTTGGTGCGATAAGCATACCTGCACCAAAGTCTACATTACAAGTTCCCGAACTTGCTGTAAAATTACCAGAACATTCCATCCTCTGTGCATTTAAATCTAAAGTATCTCCACCACTTACTGTAAATGCATCAAACTCACAATCTCCTGTAAGTTTAATATTTAAATTTCCTGTATTAGTTACAACATCAGGGTCAAAGTTTAAATTTTTAATTTCAATATATCCGTCTGTATATGAGTCCCAATCCCAATCATTACTTTGTTGTAAAGCTGGATAAAGACTTGAGACACCATGAATTTTAGAAGCATTACCGCTTGTATTACTATGAAACCTAAGCCCAGAACTTGTCCAAGTGCAAGTTGCCGCTGAACTTGTTGTCCCTAACGTAAGTGTATTTGGCCCATAAAGATTTACCATACCTGTTTGATTTAATAATATATTTTCTACAGTAATATCTCCTTTAATATACATATGATATGCAGAACCAGCCCTATTATGTGTTAAATTGTAAAAAGCTAATGTCCCAGAAGCACTGTCTTGTAAAACTTGAGCTACGTCAGCTCCATTGTCAAAAAGAACTGTTCCGTTATTATGTGTAAATGTTCCTGTACTTTCTAAAGCAGTTCCTGCATAATTAATTGTTCCTCTTGGTGCTGACAAAGTTCCGTTAGCTGCTATCGTAAGGTTTCCGTCAAGGTCAAGAGTGCCGTTCTGCCATCCGCTACCTCCTCCACCTCCATCATTACCTGTGGTTGTAACATAACTATCAAGCGAACCGTTAACCGCAGTTGCCGTTCCTGAATCTGCGGCAGTTGTAGTTGCAGTGCCTTGAATACTGTCATCTAATTTATAATGATGATTTGGTGTTTGTGGATATGTTCCAGAATAAAGAGAAGCTGCTTGCTCTGCACTTAATTCGTATTCATAAATCCTTAAATCTCGAATGTCTCCATCATAAGGTGAATCGTCTTTTATTCCTAATCTATTAATTACAAAATTATTGTTTGCATCAAATGTTTTAGTCCCTACTAAAACTCCATCAACATAAATATTAGTTACACCAGTACTATCAACTCTTGTGACTACAAAATGATGCCAAGTATTTGTTGATAATCCACTTACAGTTATATCTTCATTACCTTGATTATTGATGTTTAATTGTAAAGTAGTGCTATTACTAAACTGTATTTTATGTTGTCCATTACTGTTGCCAATTAAAACATTACTTGAAAACTCATCAGCCCTAATCCAAGTAGCTATACTAAAATCATTAGCTAAAGTTATATCGCTTCCTAAAATAACATTATCATTAGTGCCATCAAAAGCAAGTGATGTCAAAGCCTTACCCTCTACCTTTCCTTGTGTTACTGTAAACGTTCCATCTGTCGTTGTACTATTATCATATACATCTACACTAAACTCATCATAATGTCTTGTCGTTCCTGTAACTGACGGTGTGCCTCCTGCACCTCCACTGTTACTTGTAGAATTGTTAGTCAACTTATACCATCCATCTGGAGTTCCTGCTCCGATGAGTGTAGTGTCTTGATTTATTTTTGCTGCTGCTATTTGTATTTGTGCAACTGTGAGTGCTGCATCATACACTTTTACATCTGCTAAATAACCGTCAAAAGGTAACGAACCATCAATTCGTGCACCTATTGCTAAATCTACATTAGGAGTTAAGTCGTTTGTTACTGAAGCTTGTGTAGCAGCTTGAACACCATTAACATACATAGTAGTTGTGTTTGCTGAAGTATCGTGAACAACCGCAGCGTGAAACCAAGCATCTGCAACTATACCGCTTTTATCTAACAGATATTGTGCACCATCGCCTTTATCGTGTTGTTGAAATCTTAACACGCCTCCATTTGAAACAAACCAATCCCAACGGCCTCCATCTCCGCCAACATAACCACTCATCAAAGAATTTGACGTGCTAGGCGGTATTGCATCTAGTTTAAACCAACACATATAGGTTTGGTCTCCTGTAGTTAATGCAGTGTTTAAATTTAAATTAGTATCAATCCTATCATCAGTGCCATCAAAATTAAGAACATCGTCAAGATTTACATTAACGTTTGCTGCTCCAAGATTTCCTTCTATTATTCCGCCCGTGCCTTGAAACTCAAAAGTACTCATGATATTGTTCCTCCTACGTTTCGTAATGCTCCCTTCATTATAGTAGTTCCGCTTGTTGCCCTATAAGTTGCACCGCTGTTTATTCTAAGACCTCCAAAACTCCAATCTTGAGTGCTTGCATCATTGTTTGGGTCGTTACCATCTAAAAATGAATTTGTACCGCTAAGAATTACCTCTCCCGTAACATTTAACACTTGAGTTTCACTGTGTGGTTTAAATTTAGAATTTGCATCTATTGTCAAATTATTTGAAATTGTGCAAGGAGTTCCACGCCATCTTACATAAGCTCCAGTATCATTATTACTTATTTGCACGTTATAAAATGTAACATTTGTAGGTCTAAAATATTTACCTGAACTGTTTGTAGTTACTTTTACTGTACCGTTATTATGCGTAAATGTTCCGCCCGATTCTGTTTTAAAAATATTATTAGAGGAATTAAAATTAGTAATAGTAGTAGTTCCGCTTGTTGCTTGATATGTTCCTCCACTTGCTATTGTAAGACTTCCAAACTCACCTGCACCACTCCAACCTGATGCTGCTAATTGACCTCCATCTTCTATGCTTACATCTCCCGTCACTGTTAGATTAGAATTAGTATTATCATAAAATTGAAATTTTCCTTCTACAATAGTTAAATCGTTTGCTATAGTAGTATTACCATTATATTGAATTGCTTGAGAAGAATTTTCATTAATTTCTAAATTATAAAGCGTTCCAGAAGAAGGAATTAAATCTACAAGCTGGTCACCGCTACCTGTGCTGTTAATTCGAACAGTACCATTGTTGTGCGTAAACGTACCGTCTAAATCCATAATATAATTAGAACTGTTTTTACTAGTCATAGTAGTAGTTCCGCTTGGTGCTTTGTATTCTCCACCACTGTTAATTGTAAGACTTCCAAAAGTACTATCTGAAGTTGTTGTTGTAGTAGGATGTCCAAGTATTCCTGTTACACTTACATCTCCTGTAACTGTTAAATCGTGAAAATTATTATATCTAAATTTACCTGCGGTTACAGTCAAATCATTATCTATTGTAGTATCGCCTATGTACTCAACTGATGCACTTGAATCATTTACAATAACATTATACAATGATTTACCTGCTAAAGATATTTTTGTTGTGCCAGCAAAAGTAAAGGTAACTGTACCATTACCATCATCAAAAGTTGCACTAGTTCCTTCTATATTTATTGCACGCCCATCTCCTCCGTGTTCTCCATTAATTGTAGTAACTCCACTAGTTAGTGTACATTTTGCTGCTGCATTGTTTCTTACTACTACAGAACCTAGAGTATGTGTTCCGCTGCCTCCTGTAAAAGTACCACCTTGATTAACATACAATCCATAAGCACTTGATGTAATTCCAGAACCTAAACTTATTGTTGAAGCGTTACAAGTTAACGTTGCTTGGTCTGCTGCACCACTGTTTGGCCCTATTGTTGTAGTTCCTGCTACTGTAAGGCTATAACTTGTGGAACTAAATGCAGTATTCAGTTCGCCATACTCTACAGTTAAATCGCCGCTAATGGTTAAATTACATTGAAAATGATAAACTTTACCAGTGCCTCCACCGTCTGCTGTAAAATCATCTATTTTTAAATTACGAATATTGTTTGCTGCTGCTGTAATTATTGCTCTATCTCCAGAAGAGCGTAGATTTCTCATTGTAATATCTAAATTACCTGAAACGTTACTCGTTTGACCTCCGTCTGAATAATTAAAATCAGCAGCAGTTCCTGCATCATTTACACCGCCGTTGAGCGTCAACGTTTGGCCATTACCGACTAATATACCATTTGTCTCAATACCTAAAGTTCCCCAACTAGTGGCCGCTGTTAGTCTACAATCATTTGATGTAGTACTTGCGTCTGGTATTGTTACTTTATCGTTAGATGCTGGAACGCCACTAGGTGACCAATTAGCATCGACAGCAGCATCGTCTGATGTACCGCCTACCCAAGTCTTGTCCGCCATTCACTAAACTTGCTCCGCATAGACAATAACAGTCAAAGCTGCTGTTTCGCCTGTAGCCCTTACACATAGATGTCTGATTGGTGTTGTTGAGATTGCCTTTAATGCATTACCGTCAACGGTGATGTCATCTCCAATCTGAGTCCAATCTGCACCACCTTCACTTCCGGGAGCTTCTTTTAGACTTCCATATACTTTAACCGTACCATCTGTACTGTCTGTATTAAAGATTTGAATAGCATATCTATTGTACAATGCTACATCGCACTTGTCTAAGATTGTAGTTTCAGATGACCCTACAGCAGTTTCCGTATTTGAGAACGTTGCTGCTGTACGAGTTCTGTCTTGTCGCTTGTTTACTCTGACTACTGTTGAAGCCATTAGTCAGCCTTCCCTTTCTTGGACTTGAGTCCTTTCTTAGGTTTAGCTACTTCTTTTTTGGCTGCTTTAGGAGGTCTGCCCCTAGGCTTAGTAGGCTTGACGTGTGTCTTAACCCCTGCTCCAACCTTGTTCTCAACAGCAGATTCGGTAACTTCAAAGCATTCTTGTTTAGATACTTCTGCAAGGACCCTTTCGCTTGTGATTTCTTTACTTTGACGAGGAGCCCATTTGAGTATCGTCCCAGAAGGATGCCTCCTAGTAAGAACCCCGTCTGTTTTGTTAGTAACTTTGACCATATATTAAGCCCTCCTACTAACATTAAGCGTTCAAGTTTCTGACACTACCTTGCGTATTAAACCTGTATACAATTAATTCACCAGCAGTGATGAATGCGTACTCTCTACTTAGTTTTTGTCTAATAGCCAAGTTGGTATTATCGACGTAAGTAGTTGGTGCTGCAATTCTCATTGCTAAGTTTTCCATATCCAACAAGTGTATTCTGGAAGTTGTATCTTTTTCTACGTGTTGTGAAATGAAAATTGGTATTCCATCATAAGAACCAACACGTGAATCGAAATTCAAACCTTTTTCTCCAGCTACGCCGTTTAGGTTTCCACCGCCACCGCCAGCTAAATCATATCTAAATGTTGCATTAGACAATGTTTGCATTAATTGTTTTAGGTTCTGATATGTATCGTGACCTGTTAAGATAATTAAGTTTGCATAGTCTACTCCGTTTTCTAATGCTTCTTGAATTAGGTCATCTAAATCAGACAATTCCAAAGCTGCGTGACCTGCACTTCCTGCTGTTGCTAGAACAGTGTTTCCTTCTGCCCATGCGTTTGCGGTTGTACCGTCTCTAGTGATGTCATACATATCTAAGTCAGTTGCTGCGTTTGCAATGTATGGTCTTGCTGCTGCATCAGTAGTTACTCTGTCCAAAGACTCAAAGTTGTTACCTGCAACAGTGTCAACAGTAGCTAATAGCATATCATCAATAGCGAAAGCGTGTGCTTCACCTTGTTCTCTTCTCATAAAAGCTGCTAGATTTCCTAGACCGTCATCAGATTCTGCTAAAATTTCTGCTTTAGAAGTCATCCTCCATGGAGTTACTACTTCTTTTAGAGTTGCAGTTACTTCAGTAATCTCTGGGTGGTCACTATCTGGAAAATCTCCACCTTCGCCTACACCAGCAGTTGTGGCGTGACGTGCAGTCATGACTCTCCATCCCGATTGTGTCCATGCTTCTTTCTTCAAAAGTTTAAAAACTTCTGACTTAGTATTTAGCTGATTGAAAACTTTAGCTCCAAACATAGTGTTGAAAGCTCCGTCCATTTCAGACACCTTAATGTCATCAACCGCTTTACTAATTCCGTACCTCTTGGATATTCCAAGTGTTCCGCCATAATAGGCGTTTACATATTCTTCAAAACTTATTCCTGCCATATTTAGTTACCTCCTGTTAATTTATCAAGTTCTTCCCAAGACTTAGATACGTTCATCCAGTCAATAGTTTTCTCTTCTTTAGGAGCTTCAGTGGTAGGTGCTGGGGTTGCTTTTTGTCCAGTGTATACACCAATACCGTGTTTCTTTAATGTTGTGACGGCTTTGTAGAGTTCGTCGATGTCGTCTTTCTTCTTAGGTTTCTTGTCGTCCATCATTTTTTCTTCTTCTTCCTCTTCTTCCTCGTCCTCTTCTTCTTCTTCGTGTTCGCCTTTTTCTTCGTCTTCGGCTTTTTCATGGTCCATTTTCTTATCTTCATGGTCCATTTTTTCTTCTTCTTTTTCGCTTAAGTAATTTATTACTTCTTTAAGTTTCATAAGAGTAGCTTCCATATCTTTTAGGACTGCTTCTTCCTTATCGACTTCTACTGGCTCATCTAATCCAGCGACAATTTCTACATCCTCTGATTCAACGATTTCTTCGTCGATAGACTTTGCGTGGTCACCGCTACAAGTGCAATCTGTCATGTATATAGACCGAGAAAAGGGTATATAAGTAATTCAATCTGTCCGGAAACTACCTTTTCTTGTTCCAAGAAGGCGTCCTTCCCCTTCTTAATCTTTCTTTTGGCTTAAAGTTACTTCTAGCCATAGCATCTCTCAAAGCTCTACCTGATTGATTTCTTACTCTACTGTTTGAAAACATAGGACCTCTGCCGGGATATTTTCCGGGATTTCTCCATAGCTCTGCACAAAAAGCCTCTACCTCTCTTACACTTTGTTGACCATCATAGTTTACTAACTTAAGTGCGTTTCTTTTACAGTTTGTCATAAAAGACCTCATACCTCTCTGTGTTCTTCCAGTCCTAGGTGCTTTAGACAGTGTTTCTATTATATCATCTAAGTGTTTATTGCTTTTCGCAAGTATATCAGACACATTCTTTGCACTCCACATTTTACAAGACCAGTATCTTGCTTTATGTTTTGGGCCGGGACTATCGCAGTTGTGTCTTGCCCTAAAGTTTCTACGCCTTTCTGGGTCATCGCGCTTAATATCTAACTTAGGGTCACCAAACTTGACCTGTACAATATTGCCTTTGTCATTCTTTACATACACACCAAACTTCTTGTTCTCTCCAGAAAGCCTGCGTGGTTTGTTTAATTCTACTTTCTTACCCTGATACTCTGCTTTTACAATTCTCTCATCCTTGTGGCTTTCTAATACTGAAAACTCAAAGAACTCTACCGCTCCATCATGCGGCTCGTAATCACCTTCCATCAATACTGGACCGTTTGTTGTTTGCATCCAATGAAATCCCTTAGGTGGTTTTACTTTCATTCTTTTATCTGCTTTCTTTGTGGACTTGGGATGACCTGCGGGCAATAAATCATAATCCGTGGTGTATTTCGGATTTGCGGGCCTACCTGAGCTTAGTAGTTTTAAATATGCTTTAACACGACCTAATGCCCACTGGTCTCGGCTACGAACACTAGGACGATGGCTGGTCGAAAATGCGCCTGCGCCCCTGCGGAACACTGCTTTCAATGCTCCCATGTTAGCCTTTTTCCCTTTAGCGTTACCAACTTTCTCGTTGTGCTTGTCTCGATAACCTTCTAATGTTTTAATATTTGCTTCACTTAATTTTATTCCACCACGCTCTCCACTAGCCGTACCCTTTGGATTTCTAGTACTGCCTGTTCTTCTTTCACTTGGCTTTGCTGGAGTCTGTGGATGTCTACTCTTGTTGATAGGCACACAGTTAGGTCGTTTCTTGCCTCCTTGAAACTTGAATCCTACCATCTCATATCCAGCCCAACATGGTTTCTTCTTTAGAACTTCTAATATTCCGTCAAGCTCTTTGTTTATCTTACTAAACCTTCTAGCCTGTATTGCTCGTTCCTGATTTACCGCACCTGCCCTTGTTTTATGACATCCTAGTAACCTTCTATCTTTTTTAGCATATAGACAATATTTCTTACCTCTTCGAGCTATTATCTTTTCTACCATGCCTTCTATCTCATCTAGTGTTACTTGCTTTGTCACCTTTACAGGCTCCTCTGCTTTTGCTGCTGCTACTGCGGTTACAGTAGCTTCTGGGTTAGCAGGCTTGTTACCAACCCATGACACGGACCAAAGAGACAACTCGGAGATGTTGTTGTGGCAGACCTCTCCTTCGCAAACCTTCTCTTGCTTCTCAGCTTCACCTCTAATAGATG